AGTATGGACGTAGCTGAACTAAAGGCTGCACTTTCTAGCTCTGGCATGTACGCTGGGGGCTTAACGGATGGTAATAGCCTTGATAACTTTATTGATGACGCTTCTCGTGATCCTATGGTTAATGGAAGAATGAGAGCAGGGGGTGCTACAGTTAAGATGGCTGTTGGGGGTTTAGTACCTACAGGCACCTATGGGGATATTAATAAGGTAGATGGAATTATTAAACAGCTTATGACTGCTGCTAATAATGATCCTAACTTAATGGAGAAGCTTGCCAGTAAAGGCATTATGGTTAACAAGACAGGTGCAGATAAGAAGTCTGCTGAAATGCAACAAGCTAATAAACCTCAAGAGCCTATTGAGGCTGCAGAGGGTGTGTCTGTACAGTCTAGCCCGTTTGACTTTGGGAATTACGGTACGTTAGGCGGTGGGTTGTTTGCTGCTGCAGGTATTAAAGACCCAGAAAAAACTATTACAGATACCTTTCTAAAGGATGAAGGTACAATAGAACAAATTGTGCTTATTGGTCCTAATGGAATGGAGATACCTGTAGCTTGGAATAGTGCTACACCTATCCCAGAAGGATTTACTAAAAAGGCACCTACTGCTAATGCTACTTCTGGTGTACCTGTTGCTATATCTACGCAAGATACACTTCCAAGACAGACAGGGGATGACTCTGGCCCAGAGCCAGAGCCTACGCCTACAGCACCCCCTTTTGACTACGAAAACGCTAGTATTGAATCCCTACAGTCTAAATTAGATAACACAGGAAGATTTGCAAACGTAAGCGGTTTGGCTGGTATGTTTCTTGGTCCTATAGGGTTACTTGTATCTATTGGAGCAAAAGCTAATCATGAAATAGTAAAAAGACGTATTGAAATAGAATTAGAGACAAGAAAAACAGAAGGTAGAATAAAAGCCGAAGACCTTGAAGGTGAGGATAACCCTCTTAAAGAGCTAATAGATGAAGTAGACACAGGACTTACTGATAGACAAAAAAAGAAACTTAAAAAAGCTGCTAAACCGTCTTCACTAAATCCAGCAGGAATGCTAACTGGTGCAGTAAGGAGTTTTTTAAGTGAGGATTCTTTAGGTTTTGCGGATTCATTTCTTGACACATTAGCTTTAAACGCTGCAGAAAAAATACAAAGAGAGGGAAATAGTACTGTTGACCCTAACAGCGGCTTATTGATGACTAGCGGTACTACTGATACAAAAGCACCAAATAGTCTTGAAAAAGTAACTGATATTAAAAAGAGCCAAGAGGCTGCTGACTTTAGAAGAGAAGAAAAAGTACGTAAAGAAGAAGCTGCAGAGGCTTCAAGACAAGCTGCTGCACAGGCTGCACAGGCCGCTGCAAATGCAAGAAGAAGGGCTGTGTATGATTCTGGTAAGTTATCTGACGGTAGTGACAACTCTTTTGTTAGTAGGTCGGACGAAATGCAAGCAACACCGGGAGTTACACGTGCTGATAGAGGTGTAAGCCGTACAGCATCAGACTACAATCAAACAGGGGGCCAACGAACAAGTACTAGCAGTGGTACAGAAGGGCTAGGATTTTTGAATACAGGCGGCTTAGTCTCCCTGCCAGCAGCTAAACAAAAGAACAAGAAACAAACAACCCAGCGAAGAAAGGGTCTAGGTACTAGGCCATAACTACAAAAAGGAAAACTAATGCCACCAGAACTAACAACTATGGAGAAGCCTAAAGTAGCAGGTTTTGTAGATAGCAATTACCGCAATGCCAATGCACGGCGTATTGCTGAAGAAGAAGCTGAAATGGCTAAATTTGATGCAGCCCAACAGGAGGGTGGTGAGCCACAAGAAGAACAAGCAGAACCAGAAAGTGTTGCAAAAGAGCAACAGGTTGATGCTAAAGAGCCTGAGACAGGAGAAGAACGCACATACAAGAAACGGTATGATGACATTCGCAAGCTTCAAAGCAACACTGCAGCAGAGCTAAAGGCTATCAAGGCTCAACTAGAGAACGCCAAAGAGCAAGGCATTGTACGCCCACCAAAGAGCGATGAAGACATTCAAGCTTGGGCTGACAAGTACCCTGACGTTGCAGCTATTGTTGAGACTATTGCTGAGAAGAAAGCACAAGAGAAGTTTAGCGTTGCAGAGGATCGTCTACGTCAGATTGATGAAATGTCTGAGGAAGCTAACCGTAGTAAATCTATGGATGTTATCCGTGACTCTCACAGCGACTTCGATGATCTTAAGGAAAGCGATGAGTTTCACGATTGGGCAGGGGAACAGCCTAAGTGGGTACAGGATGCTTTGTATGAGAACCAAGATGATCCACGCTCTGTAGTACGGGTCATTGATCTATACAAAGGTGACAAGGGGTTAGACACTAAGTCACGCAAGAAGTCTACCAAAGAAGCTGCATCTGCAGTTGTGACTAAGCGTTCAACCAAGCCAAGTCAGGCTGACACGGATGTTTCTTTTACTGAATCCATGATTAGCCAGATGTCTATGAAGGACTTTGAGAAGAACCAAGACGCTATCATGGAAGCACAGCGTACAGGTAAATTTGTTTATGATCTTTCTGGGGGTGCAAGGTAAATAAAAGCTTGACAACAAAAGATTACTAAGTATAACTATACGTACAAGAGACTACTTTGAGAAGCAAGCCCTACTAAAGTGTAGCTACCTTGCTTCTCAATTACTACTAAGCAACAACATATTAGTTAAGACCTACCTGAATTTACAGGCCCGTTGTAACAACGCCACCCTTAGAAATGCAGCCTCTTAAACTTGTGTTAAGCTTAATTAAACCTAAGCCAAACATTTAATGGAGGAACCATCATGGCTTTTACAACGGCAACAGGTTATGGGAATTTACCAAACGGTAATTTTAGCCCAGTAATCTATTCAAAAAAAGTACAGCTTGCATTTCGCAAGAGTACAGTAGTTGGTGACGTTACCAACTCAGACTATTTTGGTGAAATCGCTGCACAAGGTGATACCGTCAAGATTATCAAAGAACCAGAAATTTCTGTAAATGAGTATGCACGTGGCACGAATGTCACAGCACAAGATTTGCAGGATGACGATTTCAATTTGGTTATTGACAAAGCGAATTACTTTGCTTTTAAGATGGACGATATTGAAGAAGCACACAGCCACGTCAATTTCATGGACCTTGCAACAAGTCGCGCTGCCTATCGTTTGGCAGACAACCATGACCAAGAAGTTCTTGCGTACATGTCAGGCTATAAGCAGTCTTCTTTGCACAGCAAAGGTGATACCCTTAACACAACTGTTAATGGTTCTAAGGCTGTAAGCACTGCAGGTTCTAACGAACTGCTTTCCTCTATGGAACTGCATAAAGGTGACTTTGGCAACATCACTACTTCCTCTGCTGGCACTCACTCAATTCCTGTGACTGCACGTATGCCGGGAGCAACTTCCCTGCCAACCGCTACCGTTTCCCCTGCAATGATTATCTCACGCATGAAACGTTTGCTTGATCAACAGCAAGTTGACTCACAAGGTCGCTGGCTGATTGTAGACCCGGTGTTTATGGAAATCCTTGCTGATGAAGATTCACGCTTCATGAACGCTGATTTCGGTGAATCAGGTGGGCTGCGTAATGGTCTTGCTGTAAGCAACTTCCACGGCTTCCGTGTTTATTCCTCGTCCAATTTGCCAGCACTCGGCACTGGGGCAGGTACAGCAGGTACAGCTAACCAGTTGACTAATTGCGGTATTATCGTAGCTGGTCATGACTCGGCTGTTGCAACTGCAGAGCAGATCAACAAGACAGAAACATATCGTGACCCTGACAGCTTTGCTGACATTGTTCGTGGTATGCATCTATACGGACGTAAGATTCTTCGCCCTGAAGCAATCGTTACTGCCCGTTATAACGCAGCATAAGGAGGATATAAATTATGGCTACGTTTGACATGACTTCCATTGATACCGCTGGCGTTGGGGCAAATGTTCTTGCTGTTCCAACTAATGTCGGTAATGTGGTACGTACTATTGAAGCAATCCTAGATATTGATGCTATGATTACTG